ATTGCACAAGGCGAAACATCACCTCAACTTAAACAAGAAATGAATGAACTACAAGAAGTATTAGGAAGAATTCATGAACAAAAAGAATTTTATGCCAAATTCAAAGATGGCAAACCATATGTGAGTGGATAATGAGAATAATAGCAGGACCTTGTCAACACGAAAGCATTTTAGAATCATTTGAGATAGCTTCCTATTGTAGAAGAGTGTGTGATGATTTAGGTATAGAATATATATTCAAAGCCAGTTTTGACAAAGCCAACAGAAGTAGTAAACAAGGAGTGCGAGGTTTAGGTCTTGAAAAAACATTGCATGATTTTAAACTATTAAAAGAAAAACATGGCGACACATTAAAAATATTAACAGACGTGCATGAAACATGGCAAGTTGATAAGGTAAAAGATGTAGTAGACGTAATACAAATTCCAGCATTTCTATGTAGGCAAACAGACTTAATCCAAAAGGCATGTGAAACAGATTGTATTGTAAATATTAAGAAGGGGCAATTTTTAGCACCTTGGGACGTGAAAGGGATCTTGAGTAAGACAGAAGGGGCAAAGGATGTTTGGATTACTGAACGAGGGACTAGCTTTGGATATAATACTCTCGTCGTCGACTTTACTGGGATGTCTTATCTGCTTGAAAGCCTCGGGGATAAGTTTGTCTTCGACGCTACTCATTCCGTTCAGAAGCCCGGTGGACAGGGTAGTTCTAGTGGCGGTGATCGTACTATGGTTCCTGGCCTGGTTCGGGCCGCTTCCGCTCTTGGTGTATCCAGTTTCTTTTTAGAGGTACATCGTGATCCTGACAACGCTCCTAGTGATGGACCTAATATGTTACACTTAAAAGACTTTAAAAAAGTAGTAGAGGAAATACATGCGTACAGCTATACTAATACCAGCAAGATTAGCCAGTAAAAGATTTCCTGATAAGATGTTATATATCTTAGATGGTAAGCCTTTAATACAAAGAGTATTTGATGCTTGTAGACAAACAGACTTTGATACCTATGTTGTCACTGACAGTAAAAGAATAGCAAGTTTAGTTCCTAATCATATCATGACGGGTGAAGCAAGTAATGGCACAGAAAGATGTGCGATGGCGGCTTGTAATTTAAATTATGATTATTATATTAATGTACAAGGTGACATGCCAGATGTAACTACCGAAATGATAAACACAGTTGCAGAGTATTTGAAGCATTATTCGATAACCACGTTATACACAGACATGACTGAAGAAGAACAAAACAAACCAAGCTCTGTCAAGATGGTACGTGCCGGAGATCAAGCTCTATGGTTTGGTAGAGGCATGACAGGTTATGGTGATTGGCATCTTGGTATCTATGGATACAGGAGTAATGTACTTGCTCTATATCCTAGCTTGATAGTAACAAAAGAAGAGCAGGCTGAAAAGTTAGAACAACTTAGATGGCTCAAAGCAGGATGGGACATAGGGTGTGCAAAAGTTGACTTTAATGGCGTAGAAATAAACACACAGGAAGATATTCACTTATGGAATTACAAGAATGAGCAAGTCCAAGATAGATCAGTGGGCATTACCTAAAATAAAACAATTTAGGACCTATATAGATGTAGGTGCTCATGACGGCGATACTTCTATACCCTATATTGACATGTTCAAAAGAATTTATGCTTTTGAGCCAAATCCACAAACATATATAAAGATACCCGACACAATTAAGACCTACCCATTTGCATTAGGTGATAAAGAAATGGAAACAGTTTTGATTATTCCAGATAATGGTTTTGATAATAATGAGCATGGTAGCACAGTACGGCATAAATCTGGTATAAGACAATATAGTGTTACTCAAAAAACATTAGATAGTTTTGAATTTAAAGAAGTAGATTTTATTAAAATTGATGTAGAAGGGGCTGAAATGGATGTGGTAAATGGTGCAGTAAATACAATAGTAAATTGGAAACCTACTGTAATGTTTGAAAATAAAAAAGGTAGGAACGATTTAGTGGTTGACTTTTTTAGAGATTTAAGTTATAATGTAAAGAATTATAAAAGTGATTGGATAGCATGGTATGAATAAACTGCCTTTGAAAGATATACTAGCGGCCATTGACATGGGTGCAAAAGAAATATGGGATGAGCTTTCCGATGACGAAAAGAAACAAGTTAGTTTTTATTTGTTGAATAGATATGTAAGTTCACAAAAAGGTCAAAGAGATTCACAAGAACTTGCAGTTTTTAAAACTAATGAATACTACAACAAAGGATTTTTTACATTATCTAAACACAAAAAATTACTTTGGCAATTATTATGTATTGCAGGAAATACAAAAAAAATACAATATCATGAATGGATAGGATACAAACATAAAAATAAATCAAACAGTAAGATTATAAAATTTTTACAAAAAATATATCCAAACATGAAACAAGATGAGGTTGAATTACTTGCTGGAATATCTACAAAAAAAGAATTATATGCACTTGGAGAAGACCACGGGATGGATAAAAGAAGTGTCGATATCTAAACCATACAAGTGTGAATACTGTGGTGCTAGTTTTACAAGAGAAAAAACTTTATCGGTTCACATGTGTGAAAAGAAAAGAAGACATTTACAAAAAGGTGAGAAACATGTTCAAATTGGCTACTATGCATTTACAAGATTTTACAAGTTAAGTGCAGGATCAAAAAAAGAAAAATCTTATGAGGAGTTTTGTGATAGTCCTTATTACAATGCATTTGTAAAATTTGGTAGCTGGCTTAATAACGTTGGTCCTATGTATGTAGACAAGTATATTGATTGGGTTGTGACAAGCGGAGTAAAACTAGATCATTGGTGTAGAGATGAACTTTATGAAAGATATGTTAATGAACTAGTATTGAAAGAAAGTATGGAAACAGCAGTAGAAAGATCTATTGATACTATGATGTCTTGGGGTGAAGAAAAAGAAGCACCTTGGAATGATTACTTTAGACATGCTTCGTTAAATAGAGTGACACGCGATGTGAAAGATGGAAAGATTAGTCCATGGTTGATGTTAAATTGTTCTAGTGGAAAGAGTATGTTAGCACAGTTTAATGATGAACAATTAGAATTTGTATACGCAGTGATAGATCCAAAACATTGGGCTATGAAGTTTAGAAAGAAACCTGCAGACGTTGAGGTTGTAAAGGAAGTTGCAAAGGAATCAAAGCTATGATGAAAACACATTTGTTAGGTAACGAACATCAATGGATCATTGAAACACACTACGAAGACAAGGAAGAATTTGATTTTCATTGGGACAAAAAAGTATTTCCTGAAGAAACACGTGAGGATGTCAGTGACCAGACAAGCACATACAGAGGCAAGCAATGGAATATTCATCCTAAAGCATTTCTTAACGAATGGAAATACAAACCGTTCCTACAAGAAAAGATAGATGAAACAGGTTTGAAGATAACACTAACAGATTTGTGTGCTTTATGGACTGTAGAGTATAGGAAGGGCGGGTGGCAAAAAGCACATAGACACAGTGATCAAAATGTAAAAAAGATTAGTGCTATATGTTATCTGACTCCACCTGATCCAGACGAAAGTGCTTTCCATGGTGGTACATTTGCATATTTGTATGATGGATTAGGTAACACACATGATCTATGTTACAAACCGGACAGAGGAGATGTGTTAATTTTCAAAAGCACAGTCTTACATGGCTGTTACCCTGTAAGAGAACACAAAAAAGTATTTGTAGTTGATTACTTTTACGAGGATAAAAAATGATTAAAATTGTTACAAATTTTATAAAAGAAAGCTACAATAATAGTAAGGTAGCATTCTTTTGTGAAATGGCTGAAGCTACTTTGCTTATCAGTGCAAGTGCGGTACTAACTTATACTGTGTTGAATCCAGCTACAAAGATCTTTATCCCATTATACTTGGCAGGAAGTATATTAGGGATAATTAGTGCTATAATTAGAAGAGCGGCATTTGTGATTGTATTATGCAGTTGGTTTACAATTATGAATGTCATTGCATTATGGAGGATATTTTTATGAAACTCGAACTAATTAAACATCCTAGCGATTGGTTGTCTAGGAAGCTAGATCCATGGGATTTTGATAATCCTCCTATGGACCCGGTAGATATGAAAAAACAAATGCTAAAGATTATGAAAGCAAATCTTGGTATTGGATTATCTGCAAATCAAGTTGGTATAAATGCAAGAGCTTTTGTGTTTGTAAACAACAATACCACTAACAATCAAATAGATAGAGAATCACTTTGTTTGAATCCAGAAGTAGTAGAAAAGTTAGGCGAAGATGTTCCTATGTGGGAAGGTTGTTTAAGTTTTCCAGAAGTTGTCGTACAGGTTACAAGAAACCATAAAATAAAAGCAAAATGGTATACTGAACACGGAAAGTTAAAGGAAGATATTTTTGTAGGATATGATGCTGTCTGTTTTCAACATGAAATTGATCATCTAGACGGAATAACTTTTGATCAACATGTGTCTCCTATGGTTTGGAAAGAAGCAGTTGAAAAAGCAAAGAAGAAATTAGATAATGCCTGATATCGATATTGACTTTGCAGATAGAGATGATGTTTTGGCAAAACTCAAACATAGAGTTGCTAAACTAGACACTGGTAAAAAACATAACACGGGAGTGTATGTTACTGAAGTGCCACACAATCCTATTGACAAACTGTCGACTATTGATTACAAAACTGCTGAAGATAGGGGTTACTTTAAACTTGATTTTTTAAATGTAAGTATCTATGACAAGGTAAAAGATGAACAGCATCTTAAAGAATTGATGAACAAAGAACCTTTGTGGGATCTACTTGAACATCAAGACTTTAGTGATAAGGTGTTTCATGTATCTGGGCACCATACAGTTTTAAAACAAACTAAACCAGATAGTATAGAAAAACTTGCGGCTGTGTTAGCAATGATTAGGCCAGCAAAGAGACACTTGATAGGAAAGACATGGGAAGAAATACTTTCAGAAGTTTGGATTAAGCCAACCGACGGATCTTACTATTTTAAAAAAGCACATGCAATTAGCTATGCAGTTGCAGTTGTTGTACATATGAACTTAATTTGTGAGGAATTAAATGCAGTGGGAAGTTAATGATTATAGAAAAAGACCACCTACACCTAGCTGGACAGAATGGCAAGTTCCGCTAACAAAAAAATGGGACTATATTTTTAAAATATCATTTTGGTGTGTGCTTTTTCCGTTCATATTATTTGGAGGTATATTTGCTCCACCTACATTATTGTTCCAAGTAGTGTTGCTAGACTACTTTATATACATGGCTTATAAAACTGAGGGTGCTATTTGAAACGTTCTATCTTGAGGGCTTTTTCAATAACTGTACTGATTTACGTTTCACTCTTTTTATTGCTAATTTATTTAAATTAACAGTTGGTCCTAATCCAACTTTGACATCTTTAGTATTCATTGTCATCATTACATACTTAAAGGGTTGCATGTCATTCTTAAGGAATATATTGATAGGTATCATACGATTAGATTCCCACCACCACACTTCTCCTAGTTCTATGAAACGGGCTTTTTCTTCTTCAGAATTGATCTGTGTAAACACATACATGCTTGTAATAAAAGAGTCTTGATTGTTAATTATACCTACGTATTCTTGTCCTCCGTATGTTACTACGGATAAAAACGGGAATTTTTCTTCTATATCTTTTCTCAACATAATATCAATAAATACACTTGTAATTACTTATGGAATCGCACAATGCAACTAGTACCAAGATATTTAGTTTCAAATAATACCGTAGTCGTCTCAGATGACTTTGCGGACAACAAGGAGTTTAGAAAAGTGTATCAGAGAAACATAAAAATAACAAAAGGTATAGATAACACTATTACTTTCGAGGTCAAAAACAGTGATCAAAAGCCTGTGTCTATTTTAAATACATATACACCTTATGTAGAAATATTCACTGAAAACAATGTATTTTTTAAAAAGTATATAGGTACTATTAAAGAAACATCAACTCCTCTATATAAAGGGCAGTTTACAATTACTATTACAGATAATGATACTATAAGTACAGATGCACAATACCTATCGTATACAGTGTATCTTACAAAAACTTCTGATAGCAGTAATGTGCTAACCTATGCAGACAGTCAATTTGGTGCTAAAGGCACATTAGAATTGACAGGTGAAGCCTTTCCTGGTCCTGTTGCAAGTAAGGAAATTACTACATTTTTAAACAGCATAAGCTCTGTAGTAGATGCTGAGCCGTCTCTAAATTCAAACACTGCTTTACATACTGCGGCCATATATTCAACAGGCTTTGCAGGCACTGTAAAGATACAAGGCACTTTGGAAGATAACTCAACCGATAATTGGTTTGATATTACGACAGTTACTTTGGCAAGTCCTACAACTCCAACTTACCAAAATTTTAATGGAGTGTTTAGTAATGTCCGTTTTAGCGTTGCAAATGATACAGGCAACTCTGGAACAATTGACAAAATTTTATACAGAAACTAGTTGACAATATAATATTTTGAAGTTATACTTAGGATATGAGTATGGTATATGATATCCTGATGACACATCTTCCGCACAAGAGAAAGGTAACTCCTAGTGGATGGATAAGTTTTAATGCTCCTTGTTGTGTGCATAATGGAACAAGTGCAGATACAAGACAGCGTGGAGGAATCATAAACAATGAATCTGATGGTACAAGTTATCATTGTTTTAACTGTGGATACAAAGCAAGTTGGAAACCAGGCAGAAGAATTACATATAAAATGAAAAGACTGATGCAATGGCTTAATGTTCCGGACGATACAATTACAAAAATAAGTTTTGCAGTATTAGACACTGAAGAATTAAAGTTACAACAAGAACTTACATTACCAAAATTTGTTACAAAAGAATTACCAGAAGGAGCAAAACCTTTACAAGAATGGGCAGACTATTGTGCATTAGAGCCTGGCGGGGTCGATGAAGGACTGTATAAAGTTTTTGAATATTTAAAAACTAGACAACTATATTTCGATGATTACAACTTTCATTGGTCTCCGTTACCTGGTTATAAAGACAGGCTGATTGTTCCTTTTTATCACAAAAAAGAAATAGTAGGATACACTGCAAGAAAAGTCAAGGACGGTAATCCAAAGTATATAAGTGATCAACAACCTGGATATGTTTTTAATTTAGATAATCAACAGTATGATAGAATATACACAGTTGTAGTAGAAGGACCATTTGATGCTATTGCAGTAGAAGGTGTTGCATTACTTGGAAACGAAATCAAAGAACAACAGGCATTGGCCATAAATGCTTTAAATACAAAAGTAATTGTTGTCCCTGATAGAGATGACGCAGGTAAAAATATGATAAGACAAGCACTTGATTTGAAGTGGGGAGTAAGTATGCCTAACTGGGATCATGATATAAAAGACGTAAATGAAGCCGTACAAAAGCACGGTAAAATATTTGCATTGCATTCAATAATTGCAAGTGCAGAGTTCAACGAATTAAAAATTAAACTAGGAGCAAAAAAATGGTTTGGTTAAAAGACCTATGGTATGCAATTACTTTTCCTGTAAGATTTTATATACAAAAATATAAAGATTGGAGACAAGAAAAGCGATTGCAAAAAAAGATAAAGGAACTACAGAAAAAAGATCCTTTCATATACAAGTAGAAAGGAGGGAAGACAATTGATGACTGAAATAACAAAAGGCATTGTTAATGCTGTAAAAGATAGAATGGATGAAAGTTTATTACTTGCAATCATATTCTTTATCGGACACATTATAATTGCAATGGCGGTTGTAAGCATTATCACAGGTGCAAGTATCTGGGAAGCAGGTGCTGTAGCACTTATCGAACCAGCAGTGAATTCAGTTTGGTTTTACGCACTTCACAAACTTTGGAAAAAATATAAATGATTACTTGGGGAATGGTAGGCAACAGCCACGATGCCAGCATGGCCTGTTTTATAGATGATAAGCCTGTATGGGCTTGTATGGCAAAAGATTTCGATCATGCAAAGATGAAAGATAGTCATCCAGACTTTCACTGGACAATGATAGAAGTTGCAAATCAAAGTTATGGCAGACCTGATAAGATTATCTGGTATGAAAAGCCTTTTTGGAAAACAACAAGACAATGGTGGGCAGGACAAGGTTGGTTGTCTAAAGAAAATAATATAAAGAAATATTTGAGTAATTGGGGGATAACTGCTCCTATTGAGTATGCTTGGCATCATCATGCACATGCGGCTTATGGTTATTACACAAGTGGATTTGATAATGCAACAATATTATGTATGGACAGTATAGGCGAATGGGAATGCCTAACAATATGGTCTGGTGAAGGAGACAAACTTAAAAAAGTCTTTTCACAAAAATATCCGCACAGTGTAGGATTATTCTACAGTGCAATGACACAACGTTGCGGATTAGAACCTAACAAAGAAGAATATGCTGTTGCTAATTTGGGTAAAGGTGCTAAAGGTATGTATGTGGATTTGTTGCAAAAAACTGTGATAAGCGATGAACTTGACGGACACATGCCTGGTGTACATTTTAAATTTAATTTACATAGAGGCGGTAAACATATATTGCCTAATTTAGATGACAATATTGAAATGGCTTTTGCAACACAGGCAGTATATGAAAGAATACTTAAATCAAATTCAGATTGGTGTAAAAAAAGATTACCTAGCAAAAATTTAATTATAACGGGAGGCTGTGCTTTGAACAAACAAGCTAACCAAAAAATAGAAAATGATTGGAAGAAAATTTATGTTCCAAAGAATCCAGGTGATCCAGGTTCGTGTATTGGAGCAGTTGCATCAAAATTAAAAAAACATCTTGACTATGATGAAAAGATATGGTATAATAAGTAGAATGAAAATAGATTTTAAGATGGCAGATTTAAAGGCGATAAAGAAAGTGACCCCTAAAGGAGATCTAAGCTGGTATATTAAATGGATATCTAGTTTTATAATACTGATAGGAATGGTACTTACTAGTATTACAGGATTGGAGCCATACAACTTAATGTTTCATTTTGTAGGAGTGTTGGGTTGGGGAATAGTAGGCATGCTTTGGCATGACAGAGCATTGATCTTCATAAACAGTATAGCCATGTTTATATTTGCAGTAGGCATAGGAAATTACTATGTTGGCTGACGTAAACCAAAAATTGAATAAAGAATATCCAAAACTGTTACATGCTGTAAGGTTCGGTTCAGATCTGCCAGAAGAAACCAAGAAGGCAGTGGTATATAAATTTATAGAAACATTAGAAGAATTAGTAAAGGCATTAGATGAAGCAAAACGTTGATTATGGATATGATATACAAAAAGTATATCTCGAGATGATGCTGAGTGATGCAGAAAGTTTTGTAAGATGCCAAGGCATATTTGACAGCAGTTTATTTGATAGAAAGCTACAGAAGGCGGCACAGTTTCTTTATGACTATGTTGGTGAACATAATGTTTTGCCTACACAGGAAATGGTAAATGCGGCAAGCCAGGTAAACTTAGAAGTGCCAACGGGATTACAAGAAAGTCACTATGATTGGTTGTTAGCTGACTTTGAAACATTTACAAGACACAAGAGTTTAGAGAAAGCAATATTGCAAAGTGCAGACTTGCTTGAAAAAGGTGAGTATGGTCCTGTTGAACAAAAAATTAAGAACGCAGTTCAGATAGGTTTACAGAAAGACTTAGGTACTGACTATTGGTTAGATCCTAAAGCGAGACTACTAGCAATCAAAGATAATAACGGACAGGTTAAAACTGGTTGGGAAAGTTTAGATAGGAAACTATTTGGCGGATTCAATAGAGGTGAGCTAAACATATTTGCAGGAGGTTCAGGTGCAGGTAAGAGTTTGTTCCTAGCCAACTTGGGTGTTAACTGGGCTATGGCAGGTATGAATGTTTTGTATCTAACATTTGAATTAAGTGAGAACTTGGTCAGTATGAGAATAGATAGTATGGTTACTGATATACCAAGCAGAGATATATTCAAAGATGTTGACGATGTTGAAATGAAAGTCAAGATGATCGGTAAGAAGGCAGGTGCATTCCAAGTTAAGTACATGCCAAGTGGTAAGACTCCAAATGACATTAGAAGCTATTTGA